ATCAACTATTTCGGAAGCAGAACCAAGGAAGGTACCAGCAGATTCAATAATGGAAGCAGGATTGAGTGTGGAAGGAGCAATAGTGCCACCAAGTTCAACGGCACCAATAATTGAGTTTAAAGCAGTAGATGGATCGGCAATTCAGTAAATTTACTTCAACAGACAGAGTAGAATTAGTCTCAGTCAAGAAGGAGAACGATAAGTAGCCTTTAAATACGAGGTGAAGAGAGCACACACTTATCAATAGAAACACGAAAGTCTCTCTCTCTATACGTTCAATCATTCGCAACATGAAGATATCACATACTAGATTCAGGATTTGCTGCTTGAGCCCTAGTTCTCATCTAGCTCAAGCCCCATTCTAGCACCAAGGAGAAAGGGAACCAGAGAGGACAGCTCCTCTAGTTCCATAGAAATCACGAGAAGGGATATCTATTCCTCTGCGCATGCACGCTTTGGAAAGACCATCATAAACGAAATTATAGTAGTCCAAACCCCAGAGAGAAGCCTCTCTAAGGGCATCCTCACAGACAACAGAGGTCATCTGCTTAGAAGGACAAGAGAAGGAAACCCAGTTGGGCATTTCTTGTATCACAGATTTTTCGAGGGGCCACACCCACCTAGCAGACTCTTGCGAACAGCCAGGCTGAGTGGTAGACCAAACGGGAGTTCTTTTAAGATACCATGTTTCAGAAATTGAGTGGAAAGGAGTCATATCAGCACCAGTTTTGAGAGCATCAGTAAATTCTAAACCCATAGAAGCAAAAGTTTTCTGAAGAGTAATGCAATTGAAGAAAGAAGCAGCTTCATCGGAGACTGAAAAGAGATTATCATCACCTTGGAAGTTGCATCTAACATTCTGGAAGAAAGCGGAAGGAGTAGCCAATTTGGGAGCATGTTCACGAGCAAGAAGAAGCCAAGCATACAAGAAGTTTGCGCAGTTAATTTCGGTATTAGCTTTAGCAGTGGTGAGACTGCCAGAAGGAATGCTTTTAGTATCAAGGTAGACAGAATTTCCAACAACATGCACACTAGAAGCCGTATCAAGAGCAAGAAAATGACGCATTCTCAAACACACTTCTGAAAAAGCCATAATTCTTTCAGGGGTGGGATTTTCAACAATATCCAAAAAGTCAGGGAAGACATCAGAGAAAAGCTGTTTTGATTGTTCAGTCCAGAATTCATAATAGGAAGGAAATTGTTTTGAAATAAGATCAGACAAACTCTCACACGCATCCAATTCAATAGTAGCAGCGGAAGACTCATTAGAATAGATCATTTGGTGCCCAGTGTTACCATCCCAAGATTTGAAATCACCGTCGCCAATGTTAGGAAAAGCGAAACAATGATCACCTAAACCGTGACCATCTTGGTAGGAATAAATATTACAGCCAAGAGAGGAAGTATTCACAATTCGAGAGGCAAACTGTCTAGCCATTGCGGGTCCATAAAGCATTCGAGAGACTACTGTAGCATGAAGGGGAGAAGAAGTGATAGTCCTAGTTTTTCCAGCTGCAACCTTTTCCAAAGGACGTCTTTCACTTTTAGCGATGTCAGCCCAAAGAATCGGTGCACGCTGGCCAGATCGAAGAATTTTCATAGTTTTAACAACAGTTTCGTAGAATTCAGAAGACAATATGCCTTCTTCAGAAATGAAATTACGTTTTCCAGGGAGACCAGACTTAAGAGCAGTCCAGGGGATTCCGGGAGAGGTAGAAAGAACCAAAGATTTAAGGTATTTACCATCACCTTTTACAGCCTCATGTAAAGATTTATAGGGGAGAAAGTCCATAGGAGTGAGAACTTCCTTAGCCAAAAGATCCATAGATTTTGAAATATAGTTGTGATGAACAGCAAGAGTAGCGGTTTGGAGAGTAGCTTGATCAAGAAGAACGAGATCTTTTTCGCCAGATTTAGCCAAATTTTTAAGGACAACGTCTTCACCATCAATTTTCCAAAGGTTAGAAGGAGCCATGATAGGTTTTTGCAAGCATCCAGAAATTAAACTAGGTCCGAAGTCATGAGTCAGGACTTTTCCAGAGGTCAAAGGAGAGTCTTCGCCATCCAGAGTTCCGATAGGAATAAAATTACCTTGAGGATAAACCGGAACTTTTTCATTCAAACATTCTTCAGGAACATTAGGAGAAACTTGATACATCAAATCAACACCTTTCATACACTTTTCCAGTCGTTCACGAGTTATAGGGACGGCATAACCGATACCTCGGTTAGATCCGCCAGTTGGATAAGTATGACCAGCAACATGCATTCCGCAGAGTTTGTGACGAAATTTAGGGTTCAAAACAGAAACAAGAGATCCACAGTCGCCGGGAGCAGTATTGACATAATAGGCGATAGATGAAGCAAAATGAATAGTATGTTCCTCGTTATTGTTATCAGTGATGTTATAACGGGGAATGGTCAAATTACCAGAAGAGTCGACAAAAGGGGCGGGTCGAGATTTCTTAACATGATGAGTTGAAAGCATGATGTCAAAATTTGAAGCACAGTGAATATACTTAACACCGTTATAAAGCCTGACTCCTGT